TCCCAAGGTCGATTCACTCATGGAAGAAAGCATGAAAAAAAGAGAACATGAATTAGAAATGATTACGCGCGGCTATGCTCAAGCTCCCACACGTTCCTCTACTAATGAAAAACCCGTCAAAAAAGAGAGATATGATAGACATGGTAATATGCTTCTCAATTTGGAAAATTCTCGTGATATAAATATCGAAAATGAAACAAAACCACTAAAATCGATACTCAACGTTAAAAAAAACATCAACAACTTAAAAAACATTAAAATTATTGATGGGGAAAAAGAAACCTCCAAAAATGTCACGTTCAATATGGCTAATGAATTAAATATAGACGGTTTATTGAATAAATTCAAAACGGTGTCGGAGAAAAACGACGAAAAGGCACAAATGGTAAAAAGCATAACTGAAACAAATATAGAAAAATCTGGAGAGTTAGAAATCATAAAATTCGAACATAATCAAATGAAAAACGATATCGCATTCATAAAAGACTCGATTCAAGAAATATTTAAAATTATAAGGAGCAATGGTAACAATGGTAACAATGGTAACAATGGTAACAATGGTAACAATGGTAACAATGGTAACAATGGTAACAATGGTAACAATAAAGAATTAACCGATGTCAAATAACCATTCATTTTTAAACATACTCCGCACCCATTAACATTGTATAGCCTCTATTGTCTCCACTACCATTTATAGTCATAGTCTCACCTTCCATAAATCCTCTTATTATCCATTCCTCACGTAAATCTTTTGCTATTTTCGTGTGGTATTTCATGAATTCCGCCATTTTACCACCTTTATATGGTGTTTTCGGCGAATCATTTTTTATGGCATATAAATCCACCTTATCTTTAGAATTTATTGAAACCACTATCTTATTATTATTTATCAGACGAAATGCGCTTCGAATATCATACATCAACGCTTTTCTTTTAATACCAAACATCTTCTGTAAAATACGATTAAATAAAGACATCATCTCGTCTCTACCATAAGTATTCGTCGAACGATATTTTTTCTTTGGTATAATTTCAAACTTCATATCACATAGTTTTAAAGTCGGGAAATATGTATTTTTTGTAAAAGTCAGCAATATATGAGCATTGTTATCTCTAGTATTCTCATCATAGGGCTTCATAATCTTATCATGCTTTTCAATGCAAAAATTTTGTGTATCTGCCGAATACAAATAATCTATTTCGGTTAAATAATCACCCCACTGCATAGAATTAATTACATCAATCAAAGCATTGTCCATTCCTGATTTCGAAAGTTGATTTTTCCAATAAATTCTCATATAATATTTTTCGCCAGGCTTAATATTTTTAATCACCTTTAAAACCGAAAATCTTTGATTTTTTTGCAAGGTAGATAAATCCTTGGTTATCACTTTAAAAGATTCACGACAATTTTTGGTCTTTTTACATCTCTTTGAACATTGTGTTCCATATTTTTCGATTAAGGGTAGGTTCAATACCCTTGATATTTTTTTCATGAATTTCTTATGTTTTTCCAAATAAACTACTAATGCTAAAATTAAAACAAAGAGTGTCGACACTATAACTAATTTATCCATTGATATATAATATAATCATTTTATTTACTTTTTCTTATTTCAGATAGTCTATAACTTTCAAAATTAATTCCTCCTGGTAACTCAACTTCTGAAAAAATATACATTCATCGAATTTTATTTGAAATACATTGCCTCGCCCTGAACGACAAATCACATATAAACCATTCGCTTTTATCTCCGTGTCACAGTAAAATGCGCCTCTACTAAGGGTTATATTTTCTGGGTCCTTTATGGAAATCCAGCGAATGAATTGACCCGATATCAAATCCGGCATCTCATCACAATAACGATATTTTTTAAGACGTTTATGAAAATCTTTGAGCATTTCCCGCGGTAAATACAATTGTTGCATTATATCATTTTTCATTTTTTGTATCTCAGCCTTGCTTGTATTCATTATGCTTTCATTGTTTCCGTTATTCAAAGCTTCCAGTAATATCTCGTGTTCATTGTTACTCATTACTAAATAATAATAATAAAATTATTGTTATTATTTCTATGTGTTTTTATTAATACTTCGTTATATATCTAAATCTCGCCAACTGTGTTGGCTCTCCTCGTTGTAATCTTCTCGATTAGAAGAATCGAGAATTACGACGAAATTAAAAGAAACTAGAAAATCCCGATGATGAAGCATTTGCCGCCATTGGTTCAAAACTCATCATACCTTGCTGCATTCCACCCTGCATCTGTGGTGCTTGTGGTTGCTGAGGTTGTGGTGGTGCCTGCATGTGCGGCTGTTGTGGAGGAGCCATTATATTCGCCGAATGTTGTCCCGCAATGGGTTGCGAAGACATTACTTGTTGTCCACCTTGCTGCCCTTGCTGTGCACCCTGACCTTGCTGTGCGCCCTGTCCTTGTTGCCCTTGCCCTTGCTGCCCTTGTTCTCCCGCATTTTGATTTCCTTCGCGTGCGCCATCCCATAATTCATTTACACGACCCAATAACATACGCATCTTACGCCCTAATACACTCTCACTATCCATTTGCAATACAATGAAAACGAAAATAAGTGTCATCATATTAATGGGTTTGTATTCGGAACCACTGTAAGTAGGAATAAAGGTAATGATACGATCTACCATGATTAAACCGACAAACATAATAATGAGGTGAACCATGATTTCGCCGAATAATTCGACATCCCCTTTACTTTCATCGGCATCAGTCATTATTCTTCCTAAAGCACTGTTTAATATTGTCACGAAAATCACTGCGAATAAAATATATTGAATTCCATTTAAAAGATCTGTTTTGGCTCCATCGTCGAATTTAAACACATGTTCCACGAAATTATTTTTAAATACCTGCCTTTCTACTTTTTGAATATCCATATGAATTATATCTAGAAAAATAAATAAACTTCCGCGGTAAATAATTAAACGTTTTTTAATTATATTATAGTAACAACTAATCAATGATTCAACGTTTCAATAAAAAAATACCTAAAACGTTCGTTAACAAACATCCCGAAACACAATATCTCGGACTCATACATAAAATCATTCAAACCGGGCATCGTGCCGAAACCCGAAATGGACCCACTCTAAGTCTACTCGGCGAATCGATGCGTTTCTCTCTTAAAGACAATACTATACCCCTCTTCACTTCGAAAAAAATGGCCTGGAAAACCTGCCTAAAAGAATTACTTTGGTTTATAAGCGGTGATACCGACAATAACACTTTGAAAAAACAAAATGTACATATCTGGGATGGAAATGCGTCTCCAGAATTTATGGCTTCACGAGGTCTGAATTATAAAGAAGGTGATTTAGGACCCATTTATGGACATCAATGGAGGCATTTTAATGCCGATTATACTGACTCTTTACAAGACTATATAGGCAAAGGCGTGGACCAATTAGACCATATTATACGCCAACTTAAAATCGCTGCTTACAACAATCACATTAATTCGCTTCAGAATAAGTATTTTTGGAAAACCCCTAAATTAATGGAAGATAGTCGTCGTCTCATTATGTCTGCATGGAATCCACAACAAATAAATGAAATGGCTCTTCCACCTTGTCATATTTTATCACAGTTCCACATACAAAATAATAAACTTTCGTGTTCTTTGTATCAGAGAAGCGGCGATGTTGGTTTAGGAATACCCTTCAATGTCGCATCTTATTCGTTTCTCACACATTTACTGGCAAAACATTGTGGTTTAGAAGCTCATGAATTTATTCATCATATTGGCGATGCTCATATCTACGAGAGTCATGTAGAAGCTTTAGAAAAACAATTGGATAGTCCACTCTACGATTTCCCTAAGTTAGAAATCGAAAATGTGTACAACGATATTGAATTATATACGCCGTCTGATTTTAAAGTAAATGGATATAAATCCAATGATGCGATTAAAATGGAAATGATTGCTTGACTTTAGGAACTCACTATTATAAATAAATAATCGGTTTGAATCTTAAAAACATTATCTTATGAATATCTTATAATGCCCAAATATACTATTCAACAATATTGCGAACTTTTAGGTGATAAAGTAGGTAGGCAAGAAGATGTTATTAAAAAACTCACAGAACGTCTTGATACCTTAGAACATAAAGGTGATGATGGAGATACCAAAGACACTGTGGTAGCTTTACAATCCAAATTGGCTGAAACAGAGAGTAAATTATCTGCTTTACAAAGTACTCTCCAAAGTCAAGCGGATTCTGTATCTTCCATGGAAGCAGAAATTAAAAGATTAAGCGAAGAAAAGCAAAACGTACAAATGGATATTACAGAAAAAAACGATGGTGATGAAAGCGATGAAAGTGAAAGCGATTAAGGTTGACGATAAATCGAAAATATTTTTTTGATATATCAGTTTATCATAAATACTGAGTTTAAACATTTAAAAACATAGTTAAATATTTAAACAATTCCGATACAATGCCTAGTAAAAAATCAAATAAAGGAGATGCATTCGAGTTTTCATTCAATCTAGACATTTTCCAACTTAACATTTTCACCAAATTCTTTAAAAATATATGTACATTAACTAAAATTTTACAACTCGATGTTAGACCAACGGGTATATTTTGTCAAAGTTTAGATGATACACATTGTGTATTGTTCCACTTCGAATTGAAAAATACCTGGTTCAAAAATTTCTTTATTAAAGAAGGGCGAAAAAAAGTATCGGTCTCTTTAGAGTGTAATTACATATCAAAGGTATTAAACTGTGCAAATTCTTCTACAAGAGAAGTTAGAATAGGTCAAAAAAGTAACGATATGGACCACATAAATATCATGATATATAATCATGAAAATTATGAAGAAAATGAAAATATATACTGTACTTTACGTGAAAAAAACATTAAGAAAAAAACCAAATCAAACGATTTGAATAATTCGGACAAAGAATTCAACCTTGTTCTTATCGATTATTCAAATGAGCCTTTACATATCCCTGCCATAGAATTTGACATTGATATAACTGTATGTAGCTCAGGACTACAAAAAATATTTGGAGAAATAGATTGTTTTGGAGAAGATTTAAACGTTCTTTGTGATGAGGACAAAATTATATTCAAAACTAGTGGAGACATGGGTAATTACTCGGTACAAATTTTAGAAGAACATATTGAAGAATATAGTATCGTTGAGGATTCCGTCTTCCAAACCACTTTTGGTATGACCATTATAAATAAAATAACTAAATTTCTAAATATGACTCCTTTTGTATATATAAAATTTGTAAATAACAATCCATCACTAATCCTTATACCTCTAGAACCAAAAAAAACAAGTATTATTGTTGAATCTGATTCTGATGATAATGATGATGATTATGATGATGATAAAGTTGAGGAAAAAAATACTAAGGTAAAAGAAGAAGATGAAGAAGATGAAGATGAAGATGAAGAAGAAGATGAAGAAGAAGATGGAGATGGAGATGAAGAAGAAGAAGAAGAAGAACCAGATTTCCAAAATTTCCTTAAGTTTTATATTGCGCCAAAAATCGAATAATAGGTTAAATATTTTTTTATTTTTTTCATCTTATTTTAAATATGATTAAAATATTCATGCAAATTCTAATCTTCTTCATTGTACTATTCGTTTACATAAATATTTGTTATCATTTGAAGACCAGCAATGATTTAGAAATATATACCATCCACAATCCATCCAAATATAGATTAGAAGAAATATGCAATCTTAGACAACCGGTTATCTTTACTTTGCCACCCAATAATCTAAATAAATGTAAATTATCAAAAATAGAAGACAATTATAGCGTTTTCGATGTTAAAATAAGGAATCTCCATAACATCGACACCGAAAACGATATTTATTTGCCTCTCAAATTATCAAATGCCATCAAATTACTACAAAACGACAAAGAAAAAAAATATCTAAGCGAAAACAATGAAGATTTTTTAAATGAAACACTAGCCATAAACATTTTTAAATATAATGATGGATTTTTAAGACCTCCTCTTCTGTCCAAATGTAAATACGATTATTTAATAGGAGCGCAAACCCCGCTGCGGTATGATCTGAATTTCCGCAATTATTATTACGTGTCTTCGGGAAGCGTGAATATTAAACTTGTTCCCCCTCATTATAAGAAACATCTCAATGTCAAATCCGACTATGAAAAATTAGAATTCCGTTCCCCCCTTGACCTCTGGGAAATTCAAAAAGAATACAAAGACAATTATGATAAAATAAAAGTACTTGATATAACCCTCAACGAAGGTGAATACATTTATATCCCCGCCTATTGGTTTTATACAATTCAATTCAATGGTATCTCAAGTGTATGTTGTCTCAAATATATGACTTTTATGAATACTATTAGTATTATACCACAACTTTTCATTAATGTCTTACAACTTCAAAATATGAAACATTCTATTGTTTCAACATTCAATACTAATATTCTCATGAAAAACAACGGAGATTTTGAAGAAAACCAGAAAATAAATGAAATTCAAAATCAAATAATGATAAATATTCCTGACGGTGTCGACGAAAATGCCAATATTAAAGAACCCAATGCCATTAATAATAGTACCAATCCAGAACAAGCCATACAAAGAGTACTGGATGAAGATATTACCACGGGTAAAATGGATTTCAAAGATTTACATGAAAACTTAAATCCCCACAGTGATGCTTTTGTCGTGCCAAATAAAGAAACCAATATACAAAATGAGTTGGAAAAATATCATCAAGAAACACAAATCATTGGTACGGAAAAAAATACCAGCGATGATAACATCAGCTTTCAACAAAGTACCAAAATTACTTCCTTACCCATTTTAAAAAGATGAATCGTTAATTTGTAGTCTCTTCCTTGAATTTTGTGTTTGAGAAATTCAACGAATCGAATGTTCATTTCTTATTATTTCGACATCATCAAAGTTTCATTTTATCGTCCAATTCATTACATATTTACTCACGATAAAATGAAATACAAAATAAAAATCAATCAAGGAAATTATACTGACTTCGAAATTTATAATGCATTCACTCTCGCTCTCATTGAACGATGCGACAAAGACGGAGATATTCTATATTCTCTCGACCCCGTAAAACTCAAACTTTTTGATCAAGATATCTTTACCTTAGA